GGCTGATTTCTACAATAGCCAAATATCCAACAATGTCAAACATCAAAGAACAAATCAAATCCGTATTCAACAAGTACGGCATTGACCCTTCAAGTGTTGGTATCAAGTTCGAAGAAGAAGCACCTGCAGCTGAATTGAAGTTCGCAGTAGAAGGCACTTTGAGCGATGGTACTAAAATCTATTCTACAGCTAACGAATGGGTAGTGGGCGTAGACATCTACACTCAAGATGCTGAAGGCAATCCAGTACCTGTTCCTGCAGGCGAATACATGCTTGAGGATGGTGTCACCAAAGTAGTAGTAGGCGAAGACGGCATGGTAGCCGAAATCGAACGCGAAGAGCAATCAACCGAAATGAGCAGCGAAGACCTCGTTGCTGTTATTGGTCAATTGTCTGAGCGTATCGCAGCACTTGAAACCGAAAAGACTGAGCTTGCCGCTGCGGTTGAAACTGCAAAGAGCGAAGCACAGGCTGCTAAGACTGAACTCGCTTCAGTAAAAAAAGCACCTGCCGTGCCTTCAGTTAAATCTCAAGAATTTAAAAAGAATGCTCAACCTGTGGTTGCATCGAATGGTAACTCATTCAGCGACTTCATGGAAAGCATCCGTTCAAAAAAGTAAATTAATTCACCTCATAAATTTTATTTAAAAATGCCAACAACAACTTCACTCACCACCACCTATGCAGGTGAATTAGCTGGTGAAATCGTAGCAAAGGCACTCTTGTCAAACGTATCTGCACAGTACGTGACAATGAAGCCTAACGTACCTTACAAATCAGTAGTACGTAAAATTGATGACACTGTAACATTTGCCGCAGGCACTTGTGATTTCACGCCAACAGGCACAATCACTTTGACTGAGCGCATCTTGACTTTGGAAGAGTTCCAAGTTCAACGCCAAATCTGTAAGAAAGATTTCTTCATTGACTGGACTACTGCTGATGTAATGTCAGGTCGTGTAAACACACAAATCCAAGACGCTATCATTGGTCGCTTGGTTGGTGGTATTGCTGCAGCTAACGAGACCATCATGTGGTCAGGTGTTAACGCAACTGCAGGTCAATACGATGGTTTTGAAACTTTGATTAAGGCAGGTGGTTCAGGTGCTGTATCTGCAGGTTCAGGCGCATTGAGCGATACTAACATCATCGCGACCATTTGGGATGTAATCAACACTGCACCTGCTGCTGTAAAAGGTGCTGCTGAAAAGCCTGCAATTTACATGGGACAGGCTGCATGGGAAGCTTACATGCAAGCACAAATTGCTGATGGCAATGGTTGGTACTTGACAGGTGGACCAGAGGTTAATCGTCGTTTCGTAGGAATGTACGAAATCTACGTTTGCCCGGGTATGACTGCAAACAACATCATCTTCGCACAGCCAAGCAACTTGATGCTCGGTACATGGCAGGAGAACCAAATGAACGAAGTGTTCATCTTGGACATGCAGAATTTGGATGGTTCACAAAACGTACGCTATGGCGCACGATTCTATCTCGGAGCGCAAATCGCGGTGGCTGAAGATATCACCTACTGGGGAGCATAATCTTTAAAATAATCAAGGGGGTGTAACAGCCCCCTTTTAAAACTATACAAAATGGCTTGTGAATTAACTACAGGTTTTACACTCGGATGCCTTGAAGGTATCGGAGGTGTTAAAGAAGTATTGATTGCTAACTACGCAGACTTTGAAACAGGTATCACCTATGGTGGTACTGATGGCGAAGTGGATGGATTGCCAACGGCAACTATCTATCGTTACGTTCCTTTCCGCAACAGCGGTTCATACATTGAGACCGTAAACAAAAACCTTGAAACAGGTACATTGTTTTTCTCTCAAGAAGTTGGATGGACTTTCGGTAAGTTGAACCAAGACATGCGCAACGAATTCTTGAACGTAGCAAAAGCAAAGATGATTGTGTTTGTTCGTACCAATGATGACCAAATCTTGTTGGTTGGTGCAGGCGAAGGCTCGCAGCTGACTGCAGGTACTGTTCAATCGGGTGCGCAAAAGGCAGATTTGATGGGTTACCAAGTGACTACAATTGCAGAAGAACTTGCTCCTGCTGTACACCTTGAGCCATTCACTACTGTGCCTTTCGATAACTTCGCTGGCATTACGGTAAGCCCTGCTTACTAAGATTGTTTTCCGTTGTGTTCTTGTTGTATTAAAGGGGGCAGGTTTACACTTGCCCCTTTTTCAAATAAAGTCAATGATCTATCTTCAAACAAATACACCAGACCAACAAGTGTTCTTATCACTTGACGAAGCACGGCAATACTTTGCCACGCCATTCACTAACTACCTTTTAATCTTAACGCACGAAGAGAATAGCACCACGGGCAATGACCTTGCACAGGTTGCTACCATTGTTAACGAGAACGTGCGCATAACGGAACTTGAAATTACAACGGTTGGCCTTACATTAGCAGGCAGATACAGGTATGAAGTATACGGACAAAATTCTGCAAGCAATACTGACCCGACAAGTGGTCTTGTTATTGGTTTGTGCCAGCGTGGATATGCTGTATTGAATCAGAATACAACGTGGTTTGATGTGCCTGTAGTAACCATACCAAATGACATCATCTATGAACCATAACGAATCGAATATAGTATCATTGAAGCTTAGTGAATACGTTGCTAAGTCGGATGCGGAAAAAGTAGACCGCAAAGGTTGGGTAAACTACGGTGACCAAAACGACTTTCCACAATACCTGCGCGACCTTGCGCATGAATCACCCGTACATGGTAGTTTGGTTGTTGCCATTGGTGACATGATAGCCGGGAAGGGTATTCAGTCGGAGCAATACCAAGCAGAACTTGATGCACTTAAAATTGATAGCCTAACCTATGCCTGTGCGCATGACTTAAAGTTGTTTGGTGGTTTCTACATCGAAGTAATTTGGAGCAATGACCGCACGGTGATTAGCAAGCTAAACGCAATACCATTTGAAGAATGCCGCATTGCAGTGAATCAGGATGACGATAGCGAAATAGGAATCTTCCATAGCTACGATTGGAGCAACACACGAAAGAAACGCAACACGCCTGAGTTCATTCCCAAGTATAACTACTTGACACGCGAACAAGAGCCACGACAAATCTATTGGTGCTTCACATACACCGGTTCGGATGTGTACCCACGCCCTGACTACTGGAGCGCGATTAACTACATCGAGTTAGACAAGCAGATTTCAATCTTCCATATCAACCAAATTTCGAACGGTCTTTTCCCATCGACCATTATCAACTTCTACAACGGGCAGGCAACGCCAGAGCAGAAGCAGCAGATGATGATGGATTGGGAGAATAAGATGAGTGGCGCACGCAATGCCGGCAAGGTTGTGATGTTTTTCAATGAGCGCGATCAACCTAAGACCGAGATTACACCATTCCCCGTTAATGATGCGGACAAGCAGTATCAATTGATGGATACAACCGCAACGCAGAAGATTATTACTGCGCATCGTGTTACTACACCACTTCTTTTTGGTATTCGCGATACAGGTGGTGGCTTTGGTAGCAACAAAGATGAAATGGCGGTAGGTCTTGAGATATTCAACAAGCAAGTTGTTGAGCCATATCAGGCTAAAATTGATAAAAGTCTTGAGGAACTATTGAGCAATCAAATGCCCGGTGTCGCTTTTGAAATCGTACCAAATACACCATTAGCTGTAGAACAAGTAAAAACGCCTGTTGCGGTAACCGAAACGATTGTTGAACCTGCACCTGCGGCTTTAACTGCGGAACAAATCACACAAATTGTTCAAACCGTTCTTTCCGCTACGTTGCCACATCTTGCAGACGAAAAAAAAAAAGATGATAGCACGGTAGGCGATGCGCTTATCGCATTAGGCGAAGACTGGAAAGAAGAATGGCTGCTCATCGATGCCTACAACGCAGATGAAGAAATCGAACACGAATTTGCAGTGCGCACAGGGGCGGCACGACCTGCGGCAAAGAGCGAACAAGACGCGATTATCGATGGCAAATACTTTATTACACGTTATGTGTACGCAGGCAGTTTTACCCATGATAATATGCGCCCATTCTGCAAGAAGATGATTGAGGCAGGCAAGCTATATCGCAAAGAAGACATCGTGTCGATGGAGAACGTAGCAGTCAATCCCGGATGGGGCCCGAATGGAGTGGACACATACGACATTTGGTTCTACAAAGGCGGTGGTAACTGCCGACATTTTTGGGAAAAGCGTGTGTATGTAGATGCGAAAGGCGCGAAGATTAATCCTAACGACCCTGATGCAAAGCGAATAGCTGTTGCACTTGCTGAGCGCATGGGTTATAAAGTGCGAAACAATTCACTTGTTGCAAAGCTTCCTGAGGACATGCCTTATAATGGCTTTCTACCAACCAATCCAATTTACGGCAATCAATAATTACAACTATGGCAGAGGTACTACTAATATCAGAGAACTATATCAAGAAATACACCACCATCAACGGAGCGGTTGACCCTAACTTGCTATATCCTTCCGTGTATTTGGCGCAGGATAAATGGCTGCTTCCCTTTTTGGGAACTAATCTGCTGAACAAGATTAAGGATGATGTAGCCAACAACACAATCGCAGGCAACTATCAAGTATTACTTGAGGATTACATTCAAAAGTGTTTGCTTTGGTGGGTAATGGTGGATGTAACGCCTAACCTATGCTATCGCATGGACAACGGCACGCTCGTTCAGCGCCAATCTGAAGACACTATACCTGTTTCGGATGTGGTGATGAAGGACATGATAGATCGTGCAAGACAAAACGCTGAACACTACACGACATTGCTTGTCGATTACCTGTGCGCTAACTCAAGTTTATTCCCTGAATACTCCACAAGCACTTGGCCTGAGCGTTCACCACGCACGGATGTGACCAACACGCTTAACTACCAGTTCAGCACCGGCAACACGGCAACATCTTTTCGTCCTACCTACTCGCGTAACATCATTAATCGTATACCATGAGTGATAAGAAGACTTTGAAACAAGATTACACCGAGCGTTTGCGCAAGTATGAGCGCGAGCTGCAATTAAAACTCAGAGCCAATGGCAAACAAGAAGCAACAACCACAGGAAAAAAGTAGCACGTTAAAGTCACTGCGCTACAAGCTGCAGTTGATAGATGGGCTGTGGTCGATACCACTTGCCTTCTTAGTGTTTGCACTATCAGGCACGATGTCCGTTGCCTACTTTAACGACGCAATCATTAGCACCGAATACATACAGTATATTGTATTGGCTGCACTTGTTATGGTCTTCGCAAACTTCGTAGTTTTTTTGGGCATCAGATTCAATTTTCGGGCATTGCAACGCGAGATATACAACAAGGAAGTCAAGTATGAAATAAACACCTATCTAACGACATGGCAAAAGGTTGTCTTATACCTGCTCTTATATGCATTCTACTTTGCTGCCTACC